TTTTTAAAATGTTGAACACCGATCGCTTTAAATATTTGATTTATAGCGATAATTACGGGTTTGAGAATTTAGTTGGAAAAGAAAGATTATTCGTTCAAGCTGAATTGCCGCGGAGAATCAAAGAAGCTGTATTGCAAGATGAACGAGTAACAGATGTAGACGTGACGGTGCAATTTTCTGGGGATTCAGCCGTTGCGAAAATCGTGTGCTACACCGTTTATGGAAAAGTGGAATTAACGAAAGAGGTGAACGGTGTTGTTTGAAAATCAGACGTTTGAAACGATTTTACAACGTATGCTTGATCGCATACCAGACGATATAGACAAACGAGAAGGATCGATTATCTATGATGCCTTGGCTCCTGCGGCGATGGAATTGGCGCAAATGTACGCAGAGTTAGATGTGGTTTTGCACCTTGCCTTCGGAGAAACCTCGACGGGTGAATATTTAGATAAGCGAACCGCGGATTTTGGTGTATACAGAAAGCAAGCAACACCTGCTGTGCGAAAAGGAATATTTACGGATGGAAACGATGTACCGTTTAATATTCCAATCGGAAGCCGATTTAGACTAAACGATATGTCTATGTAGCGACTGAAAAAATCACAGATGGTCAATTTCGTATGCAAGCTGAAACACTGGGAAGTATAGGAAATCAAGATTTCGGCAGTCTTCTCCCGATTGAACCAATTGAAGGACTAGGAACAGCGACATTGGCAGATGTGTTGATTCCTGGAGAAAATGAGGAGAACGACGAGTCACTGCGGAAACGATTTTTGCAAAAGGTGCGAGAGCAGGAACGAGCGGAAATGCAGCCGACTATAAACAATGGGCAACCAAGGTCGCAGGCGTAGGGGCAGCAAAAGTAACGCCTCTTTGGAACGGTCCGGGAACGGTCAAAGTCACCATCGTCAATACGGATATGCGACCAGCTACAAATGATTTAGTTACACAAGTACAAGAATATATCGAACAAATGCGACCAATCGGCGCGTCTGTCACGGTGGCTTCTGCGACAGGGAAGCCGATCGACATTTCGGCGAATGTGGTGCTTGCGTCAGGATATACATTGCAAAATGTACAAGATGCATTTGCGGCGTCGTTGGATGAATATTTCAAAGAGATTGCTTTTTCAATGACATATGTCAGCTACGCAAAAATCGGAACACTCTTACTGAACACGCCTGGTGTTATTGATTACAGCGGACTGATTGTCAATGGCGGCACAGCTAATGTTGTGTTGCAAGATGAGGAGGTTCCTGTTCGTGGGGGGTATCAATAAGTGTCTAATCTATTTCAATATCTCCCTAATTACTATCAAGATATACGAGAATTTCAAACCTTAATAGGGACAGAGAACAAAGAAGTTGAACAATTGAATGTTACAATAGATGAAGTTTTGAAACAATTCTATGTTGACACAGCAACCTGGGGACTGTCCTATTGGGAGCGAATTTGCGGTATCTCGGTCGACGAAAGCAAACCGATTGACCAGCGTCGTTCGGTTATAAAATCGAAATTGCGTGGTATCGGAACAGTAACGGTCGCCCTCATTAAAAACGTTGCGGAGTCATGGTATAACGGAGAAGTCGAAGTCACTGAGCAACCTTCGCTTTACACCGTAAAAATTAAATTCGTTAGCAAACTCGGAGTTCCGTCGAATTTAACCGACATTCAAAATGCTTTACGTGAAATCCTCCCAGCCCATTTGGCGATCAACTTCGAGTTTTCTTATTTGTTAATAAAGGATGTTCATAACGTAATGACGCTTTCGCAATTGGAAGCGACAACGCTCGATAAATTTGCAGGAGGTGCGTAATATTGGCGAGTAATACACCTCGACTCGGATTATACAAGAAAGACCCTATTGCTGACGCAAATGACACATTCAACATACAAACGATGCTGAATGATAACTGGGATAAAATCGACGGTAAAGTCGCTATCTTAGGACCGGATGGGAAGATTTTATCGGAACAGTTGCCGAATCAGTCGTTACCCGCTGCCAGCACAACGCAGGCTGGTATTGTGAAGTTAAACACCTCGACAAACAGCACGAGTACAAGCGAGGCCGCAACACCGAGTGCGGTGAAAGAAGTAAATGATAAGGTTAATGAACATTCGGCGGATAATGTGAAGCACGTAACAGCCGCAGAAAGAGCGGCTTGGAATAGCGCAGAAGCAAACGCAAAAGCATATACGGATACCGCGCCAGAAGCCATGCAGAGGAATCTAGCAAACTTCAATGTTTACAAAAGTGGAAAGGACAGTAATGGAATTTTTACCACTGTTGAATACAAACGATCAAATGGAACGCTGTACGCGCGATCTGTATTGAGCGGTGGAACAAGCCCACAATATACAACTCGGACAATTACTTATTACGGAACAGACGGAACAACCGTATTACGAACCGATACTTACGCGTTAACCTATGATACGAATGGTGAGTTAATCGGCGAGGTGAAAAATTAATGCCTATTATTGATATACGTACACACGGAGGAAAATATGCTGGAATTGGTGGTGGGATTAAGTCTATTCAAAGAGGTCTTTCTATTGTATCTTATGATAAATACACTTTAGATGTAACAATTAGTAATGTAGACCTAATAAATGTTTGGTGTTTGCTTGGTGTGTAAGTGATACCAGTTACGGACAAAAATACAACGCATTTCAAGCCTATTTAACAAGTGCGACTAATTTACGATTAGATAGACACTCTCGCCCTTATGACTACAATGTTAGTTATAGTTTTTATGAGGTGGCGGTCTCATGGATGGTTATAGAGTTCACTAATGTGAAGTCAAAACAAGAGGGAGTTGTATCAATTGTTCCGTCAGCTACTTTAGATGCTGGAGCTTATCATTATCAGAATGTTTACATTAGTTCGGTAAACCCTTCAAAGTGTATAGTCGCTTTAACATATAAATCAACTGAAGAATATGGGAATAACGCGGGCACCTATTGGTCAGCTATGAACGGTATTTATTTGCTAAATAACACGACATTACAAATCCTTGTATCTAATGCTCAAAACTATACACAGTACTATAGATGGCAAGTCCTAGAATTTAATTAATGGAGGGATTTTATTATGTATCATTATGCTGAATTGAATCACGAAAATATATGTATTGGTGTAAAAACGGTTAAAGATGTCATGACAAGCACAAACCTCATTCCGATTGATGAAGCGAATCCTGATTTTTTATTCCGTAAATTCGAGAATGGAAATTGGTCACTAGAAAAATATTTGCCCGACGCGGCAGCTATACAATTAAGTGAATTCGAAAAGTTAAAACAAGAAAACACGGAATTAAAACAACGTCAACAAATTATTCAGCAAGCGCTAGACGATTTACTGTTAGGAGGAATGTGATATGGCGGCTTATCTCGCGCAAAGAATCATCGACGGAGCGTACACATACGAATTTGTCATCCAGCGTCGTCCTGATTTAAAAGAAGGGATTGATGCTTATTTAATTTCTAAAGGTAGAGAGGATTTGATTGTAAATTAAAAATAAATGGTTTTGTAGTAAGGAAGATGCTATGCCCTTCCGACCATATTCAATCCCAAAATTTTTTTGTCGAAATAAAGAGGAATTTGTGTGTTTTTGAATAATTATTACTTAGATTCAAAAAACAAAGGAAAGGGAGAACTAAATGACTTTTGAGGAACATGTTGAAAATATAAAAAAGAGTTAGGAATTGACTCCAATCTACAGATTGTGTGTGGAGAGGATGGAGCAAGAGATTATATCGAAAGTATTAGAGAGAAAAATCCATCTCACGCGAAATGTTTAGAAGATATGTATTTAAAATCGAAAAACACTAGAGGAATATATCCATGGTCGGTGGATGAGGATTTGATTCTAATTAAAAGCAAAAATTACATTGGGACGTTAGCGCATGAAATGCGTCATGTATGGCAGTATAAAAAAGCAAAAGACAAATTTTGTTGGTCAGAACCTTGTCGTAACAAATTCAAAGAGTGTCTGGATAAAATGATATATCTGGTAAGTAAAAAAGAATTGGATGCAAACGAATACGCTAGAGATTATTGCAAAAAGAATGGGATAGGAGAATTTAATCGCTATAGATGTAAGGCACATATAAATTATATATGTCGTGCTCTTTTTAGACCTTGGATTTTGTTGTGTTTTATTTGGGTTGTGTTTGTTTTTCTATTATTTTAATCACAATTGCCGAACACAAAGAGAAAATTTATGAACATAACTTATAATCTAAGTGCTTTAGAGGTACAAATGAACATTAGGACGATAAGGCGCAATAAAATGTCCGATTAAAATCCCATTAAAAAAGTCCTCCATCACTTTTTGGAGGACTTTTCTAATCCGATTTTAACAAGTTCTCTGATCGCTTCATTTCGGTTTTTTAACTGGTTTTCATGCCAGTACTTTTCAATTTGTTCAACTAGCTCGTTAGGGAAAGTCACTAAAATTTGAGTATTTTTATTTTTATCAATTGCCATGATATCACCTCGTTTCAAGTATAAGTTATATAACTTATATTGACAACAAGAACGTTTGTTTGTAATATATATATATATATAAGTTATATAACTTTAAAAGATAGGGATGATATGATGGCGAATACAGCTGGTGAACAAATGATGTCTGAAGTTGTGGCGATGTTGCACGAATTGATACCTACAATCAACGCTCATGAAATTAAGAATGAATTGTCGGTCATCTTCTCCAAATATCATGTAACCAAAATTGAACTACAAGAAGTGCATCCTGATTTACATGAAAAAATCCAGCTATTTTTGTCATCGAAGCGCTTAGAAGGGCTAAGTCCGATTACGCTTGAAAGTTATGAATTAGATCTAAAAATTTTTGCGGAGCATGTCAAAAAGAAAACAGATGAGATTACTGCTGCTGATATTCGGGTATTTTTAGGTCGTTTTAGTCACCTGAAACTTAGTTCAATCGCTAAAAAATTGTCTGTATTGAAAAGTTTCTTTGGATGGCTGGTATCTGAAGAAATCATTCAACGTGATCCGACTAAAAAGCTAAAAACCGCCTAAACAAGAAAAAAAGGCTCCCGAAAGCGTTGACGATTGAGGAATTAGAAATGCTCCGCGAGGCTTGCAAAACAACACGACAGCGAGCTTTTTTAGAAGTGTTATATGCAACAGGTTGTCGTTTATCAGAAGTACAAGCGCTGAACCGATCGGATATAAACTATCAGACGCTCAGTTGTAGAGTAATCGGGAAAGGAAATAAAGAGCGCGAAGTGTATTTCAGCTTTAAAGCGATGTATCATTTACGGAAGTACCTCATGGCTAGAACTGACAATGAACCAGCGCTGTTTATTACAGAAAGAAAACCCTATCGTCGCCTTTCAAAACGCGGCATTCAAAGGGAAATTGCACTCATCGCAGAGAATGCTGGGTTAGGGAAAAAAGTGAGCCCACACACGTTACGACACACATTTGCGACATTAACGCTGAACAATGGGGCTGAATTAGCTGCCGTTCAAGCTTTACTTGGTCACGAAGATCCGGCCACTACACAAGTGTATGCACAATTGACTGATGAGAAAAAACGAGAACAACATAAGAAATATTTAGTCCAATAGACCAGCGCCTTGGTCTTTTTATTTTTGTAGGAAAGGTCGTGAGTCGATGGAAGAACGCATTCAAAAACTGGAGGCAGACATGGTGGATGTAAAAACACGCTTAGCAGTCGCAGAGTCAAACATCAAAGATATGCGTGAAGACATTCGAGCAATTAAAGATGATACTAAGTGGCTACGACGTACGATCACAAACGCAATTATTGTTTCGGTGGTCGGCGGCATCGTAGCCATTGTTTTTGCGGCGTTGAAAGGGGTGTGCAATGATGGAACGCTTTAAAAATTACGGTCTATGGCTGTCTGTGGCGTCATTGCTTCTTATGGTGCTACAAGATGTTGGAGTGAATATCACACCAGAAAAATTCAATGCGTATGTGCAAGCTATATTAGGGATTTTGGTGTTGCTAGGGATTGTGTCTAACCCGAAAGAGGTAAATGGTTTAATGATGTAAATAACAAAGGAGATGAGCAATAATGTTCAAACCGACTTATCATGAACGAAATTTGGCCAACCTTGAAAAACTGGCTCCTAACACAAAAAGAGCAGCAATGGAATGGTACAATTGGTGCGTTGCGAATAGCATTGACATTCTTATCTATGAAACGCTTCGCACAAAAGAAAAACAACGATATTACGTTGCCAGTGGGAAGTCACAGACGATGCGCTCTTACCACTTGGTTGGACAAGCATTAGATTTCGTCCCAGTCGTGGGCGGGAAAACAGATTGGAATGGCTATGATAAAACAGCAATTCAACAGGCTATTGCCAAAGCCAAGCAGTTGGGCTTCACTTGGGGCGGAGATTGGGACAACGACGGAAAGACAACTGATGAAAAATTCATAGATAAGCCCATTTGCAATTCGAATACAAGGGATATGGAACGGATAAGAAGTTAGACACTAACATTTTCGGCCATTCCGAAAACACAGACGAAAACAACTCAAACATACACCGTCCAAAAAGGCGACACGCTTTCTGAGATCGCTAAGAAGTACAATACAACAGTAGATGCGCTACAGAAATTGAACAATATCGAGAATCCAAGCTTGATTCGGATTGGTTCAATTCTGGTTATAAAATAAGTTAATCCCTGCTCTATCGGCAGGGATTTTTAGTTTTAATGGAAACTATGTACATTTTCTCTTTCTGCA